CAAGAAACTATAAATGATTACCGTCTCCCAGAAGACTATGGCAAAGCCACAAAATAAAGATAATTACTACTTTACACAAGAAACAGAGGATGCAATCGTAAGATATAACGCATCCTCTGATCCTGTTTTTAGAGATAAAATATTTACAAAAGAAATATATTATCCATTATATAAGTTAGCAGAAAATATTATTCATACTTTTAAATTTTACTATCTCGATGTCGATAGTATTGAGGATTTAAAATTAGATGTAGTGAGTATGCTTGTTGAGGAAAAATTATATAGATTTGATCCAACTAACGGTGCTAAAGCATTTTCATACTTCCAAACCATTGTTAAGAGGTGGCTTATAAATTACAATAACAAGAATTATAAAAAGCTAAAACAAGTAGGATCTTTTGAAGAAATGGAAGATTCGTACGAAGTAGAGGGAGTTGCAAACTCGGAACGAAAAGTTAAAATAGCTACAATTGTAAATCTTTTTATACAAAATAGTTACGAAAATATAGAAACTCTTTTTCCTAAAACTCAAGATCAAAAAGTAGCTGATGCAATCCTTACCTTATTTACAACACGACAGGACTTGGAAATTTTTAGAAAAAAAGCTTTGTATATTTACATAAGAGAAATAACTGATTGTGAAACTCCTACTCTTACTAAAGTAATTTATAAACTTAAGGATGAGTTTTATACTTTACGCAAGACCTATCGAGAGGCAGGATTTTTAATTCAATAACATATTTATATAATAAATACACCATGGGATTAGATACCACTATCTTCGGAACAAAAACAGTGTCAGATATATTAAAAGAGATATACGACAACTCTCGAAGTAAATCAAAACAAGTTAACGCTCTTATTGGAGAACTAAAACCTCTTGTTGAAAACATAGGAGATGCAACCCTTGTTGTACCTATGATTAAAGAGTATTTAGAAGTGGGAGTAAAGAACGATGAACACCTTATTAAAATGGTAGCTCTTGTACAGAGGTTTGACAATGGAAGCAAAGGGTCAGAAGCAGATTTTTTTAACCCAGAAGAATTAGCTAAATTAATGGAGCAGAGCGAGGAGATAGGTAAAAAGTTAGATAACAAGGACGAGTAATGGCATATAAGTCGCATTTTACAGCACGAACAGGTACCAAAGGATCAGGAGGAGGTAAATCGAACTCAACCACTACCTACGGACGAGTTATAAAAACTATAATATCAGCAAAAGATCCAGACTATAAAGATTCTTCTATGTTAAATGGAGTATTTTATAGAGTAATGAAAAATGAAAGCGACGAATCAATTGATAGTGCTATTGGTGATTCTGTTAAATTTGCAAAACAAGGAAGTTCTACTTTTAGGGTAGTTCCTATGGAAGGGGAAATAGTTGAAATAAATTCATCACCTATTGCAAATAGTCCTACAAGTAGAGTAGATTATTGGACTAAAGTAGTTAACGTATGGAATCACCCACACCACAACGCAAGTCCAGATACTAAGCAACAAAACTGGCAAGATAGAATAATAGGAGGACAGAAAGAACAATCAACAATAAACCCACTTCAAGTTAATCCTGGAGATCTTGTAATAGAGGGTAGGTTAGGACAGTCTATACGGTTTGGAGGAAATAAAGGAGCTAACTTAGATTTTATAGATACAAGTAATGATGGGAAACCTGTAATTTTAATAAGTAACGGACAAATTGAAACACAAGAAGGGGATAGTGCAATATATGAGGATATAAACGAAGATCTAAATTCAATACACCTGCTATCCGATCATAAAACCCCTCTTAAGTCAGCCAACACTAAGAGAGATTCTTATGATGTAGTTCCACTAACCTCTGATCAGTATATTGGTAACCAAGTACTTATAAATGGTGGAAGGTTATACTTTAACGCAAAAAATGACTCAGCTTTCATATCTGCAAAAGAATCAATAGGATTGAATGCAAAAACAATAAACTTAGATGCAGATAGTTATTTTTGTGTAGATTCAAAGAGGATTTATCTAGGAAAAGCTGCAAGAACAGCAACAACAAAACAGCCAGTTGTCTTAGGAGTTCAATTAGAAACCTGGTTAACTACTTTGTTAGATACTTTAGATAGTGTAGCTACAGCAATGTCAACTGCAACAACACCTCTAGGAGGTCCAGTAACACAGCTAATAGCTACAGGTCCAGAACTTAAAGCAGTAGTAAATTTACTAAGAACACAAGCAAAGACGTTTCAATCTAAAAAAGTATTTACTGAATAATGACAGATACATCTATACAAAAAGCAAGAGAGGCACAACAGAAGTTTGAACAAGCTAAAGTAAATTTTGAACAAGCAAAAGAAAAGATAGAAGCAGCAACTGCAAGGACAAAGGCAGCTCAACAAAGAATTACAGAAATTAGGGCATCATTTAAACCAGCAGGAGGAATAAAAGGAGGAGGAATTGCTGCTATAGTAGCAATATTAGTAGGCAATCTAAGAGCACAGCTAGTACTTCGTATACAAAAAGAAGTTATAAACATACTTAGTAAATTTACAAACCAATGTCCTAGCTCTAGGGATTTACAAAGGATTATAAAAACTAGAAATAACTTACTAAACAATATTAATAGTTTTCAAAAAAGATTAGATAAACTAAGCAGCATATCTAGAAAAATACTAACAACAGTAACAATAGTTAGACGTATTATAAGAATAATAACATCTATACCAGCTCCAACAGCAGTAGCAGGAGTAGGTATTCCTATTTTGACTTTAACAAAATACAGCGACGCTTTAATAAAACTAAATAAAACATTAGATAGATTAATAGCAGAAGCAGCAGCAATAAACGTTCTTACTGGGTCTGTAGCTGCTATTATACAAACTTTGCAAAATAGACTAAACGCTATAGATGTGCAGATTCAAGCATGTACTGAAAACCCTACGCAAGTATTAGAACAAGTTAGTGTAGCAGAATCTAGTTCAAATACAGTACCAGAAGATAGTTTCTTCTACAAAGGATACAAACTAGAAATAGTACAAGATGTGGTTGATTTTAAATTAGCACCAAAAAGACGTGCAATAGCTATAGATAGAGGAGGTACAGTACGATTATCCGGACCTTCTTCATTTAGCTCATCAACACAAATACTATTAGATGAATTAAAATTTAGAATAGACCAATTATTATAACATAACTATTTATTAATATGAAGTTAGATTTATTAAAAAAATTAATCAAAGAAGCGGTAAAAGAAGCAGTTCGTGAGGAATTAGAGACAATTTTATCTCAAGATGCAAAACCTATACAACCACCTAAACAAACCGTAACAAAATACGAAAACTATAAACCTACGGTAGCAAGACCGATTTCTACAGGAGATCCAATTGCTGATTTAATGAACGAAACAAGGTACTCTATGACTCAAGGAGAGTATAAGAGTCTGGTAAGTGCAACATCTGACATGGTACAAGCACCAGGTCTAGGAATGAATCCTATAGAAAACTTTAGACAAGGACCAGAACCAGGATTAGATATAACACAGTTTGATTTTATGATGAAAGCAGGAGACGTATACAAAGCATCAATAGAAAAAGATAGACAAAGATTTGGAGCATAATGGCATTTAATGTACAACAAATAAACCCATTAGATTTACAGCCTAGAAAAGCAATTGGGGTTAGTCTCCCATTCTCTTCTACCTCTGTATTTAACTCTACCTATACAACAAAAGATGCTCTAAAATCTAACATTATTAACTACTTTTTAACTGAAAAAGGTGAGAGGTTTCTTAACCCAAATTTTGGTGCAGGACTTAGAGCAATACTCTTTGAGCAGATGACGCAAGATATGCAAGAAGAAACTAGATTTGCAATATCACAAGGCTTAGCAGATTGGTTTCCAAATGTAATAGCAAATAGCATACAAGTAGTGAACACTCCTAATACTAATACAACTACAGTTTACTTAAAATATAGTGTATTACAAACAAATATACAAGACGAATTAACAATTAATTTTGAACAATAATGGCTCAAGATAGAGATATAAAATACGTAAATAAAGACTTCGGGGACTTCAGGAATCAGCTAATAGAGTACGCTAAAAACTACTTCCCAGATTCATATAACGACTTCTCACCTACATCACCAGGTATGATGTTTATTGAAATGGCAGCATATGTAGGAGATGTATTATCATTTTATCAAGACACACAACTTCAAGAAACATATATACAACACGCTAAGAATCCAGCAAATCTATACAATCTAGCATATATGATGGGCTACCGTCCAAAAATAACAACCCCATCAGAGGTTGATATTGAAGTAACTCAAATAGTAGGAGCTACACAAGGTAATCCAAACTGGAACCAAGCCCTACAAATCCCAGCAAATACACAACTAAAATCTACAGCAACAGGAAATAGTAATTTCATTATAAATAAACCTATCGACTTTACATTCTCAAGCTCTTACGACAATACAACAGTAACAATAGAAACTCTTTCCGCAGGAAATCCCAGCCAATTTAGATTAACTAAAATAGCTAAAGCGGTATCAGGACAAGTTAAAACTATTACACAAACAGTTACTTCTGTAGAAAAATTTAGAACAATTACTATAGACGATACTGATATTATAGGTATACAATCAATAGTGGGTAGTAATGGAGATATTTGGTATGAAGTTCCATTCCTAGGACAAGATACAGTATTTATCGACAATACAAACAACAATCCAGATAACCAAGTTGTACCATATAGCCTAACATTGCAAAGAGTTCCTAGAAGATTTGTAACAAGATTCACCTCTACAGGTCAATTACAAATTCAATTTGGAGCAGGTATAGCAGGGCAAGATGACTCAGTAATAACACCAGATCCAACAAATGTAGGATTTGGATCAAATCAAGGAGTTTCTAGAATTGACTATGCATTTGACCCATCAAATTTTCTATCAACAAAAGCATACGGACTTGCACCTTCAAATACAACACTAACAATTACCTATTTAGTAGGTGGAGGAGTACAATCAAACGCTCCTGCAAATACAATTAACAATTTAGTAGGATATGCAGTAACTCCTACAGCAGTTGATGCTTCTCAATTAGGTACAGTGGTATTTAATAATCCCCAAGCAGCTGCTGGAGGAAGAGATGGAGATACAATAGATGAACTAAGAGAGAACTCTTTAAGAGCATTTAACGAACAAGGAAGAGCAGTAACACTTCAGGATTATACAGTAAGGGCTTTATCAATGGATTCTAAATATGGATCAATTGCAAAGATATACGCAACTCAAGATCAATTAACAAATCCTAATAGTAGTACAGATAGCATAATAGACAGTAACCCGTTATCGTTATCATTATTTACTTTAGCATACGATAATAACAAAAACCTAACTCTTGCAACCAATACATTAAAAAGTAACCTTAAAACATATCTTTCAGAGTACATGATATTAACAGATGCTATTAACATTAAAGATGCTTTTATAGTAAATATTGGAGTTAATTTTGATATAATAGTTAGACCAGATTATGCAGGAAGAGATGTACTTCTTGCTTGTACAAACAGGTTAAAAGACTACTTTAATATAACAAAGTGGAATATAAACCAACCAATAAACCTTTCAAGCATATATACATTACTTGATCAAGAAAAAGGCGTACAAACAGTACAGAAAGTTGAAGTAGTTAATAATGTAGGTGGAACCTACTCACAATATGCATATGACATTCAAGGAGCAACTAGAAACAATATAGTATATCCTTCATATGATCCGTGTATATTTGAAATAAAATTCCCAGACACAGATATTAAAGGAAGGATAACAACAATATAACATGGCAGTATACAGAATATTTCCCGAAAAAGATACGTTCATTTCATCAGAAGTTCCAACAGGTAATGCTGGAAAAGATGAGATAATTGAGATAGGAGGGTACTCGGACATTACAGGTGTAGGAGAAACCAACCGTTTATTAATTCAATATAAAACCTCTGAAATACAAGATGTAATTGCTAATAAAATAGGTGCAGCAGTATACAGCGCCAGCTTAAATCTTTACCTAGCAGATGCTTACCAAATACCAGTTGATTATAATTTATACGCATATCCAATTTATGGATCATGGGATAATGGTGTAGGAAAGTTTGGAGATATTCCAACAAACACTACGGGAGTTTCTTGGCAATATAAACTAGCAGGACAAGCAGGTGCATGGACAACTACAGGATTTGCTGCAAATACAACAGGTTCGTATAAGTCCGGTTCAACAGCAGGAGGAGGAAACTGGTACACAGGTTCAGCAGGTGTAAATTTAGAATTTACTCAATCACATGGACTGAATTCAACTAATGATATTAGTATAAATGTTACAAAAGCTATACAACTATTTAACAGTGCAACATTAAGTAATAACGGGTTTATCGTAAAACTACCGGACAATCTTGAGTACAACACTACATCATCTATTCGACTAAAATACTACGGTGCAGATACAAATACCATCTATCCACCATTCTTAGAATTCAAATGGGACGATAGCACATACAGTACAGGATCTCTTTCTATATTATCAAACAGTACTTCAATTATTAACCTAACAAACAATAAAGGAAAGTACACAGACGTAGGAAAACAGAGATTCAGAATGTCGGCAAGACCTAAATACCCAGTAAGGTCTTTTACAACATCATCTGCATTCTTAACAAACTACGCACTTCCTTCAGCTTCTTATTGGGGATTAAAAGATGAAAACACAGAAGAAATGGTAGTAGATTTTGATATACAGTTCACAAAAATAAGCTGTGATTCAAACGGAGCATTTTTCGATGTATATATGGATGGGTTGCAACCTGAAAGATATTATCGTATATTAGTAAAGACGACTTTAGATGGAAGCACTACAGTAGTAGATAACCAGAATATATTTAAAGTAGTAAGAAATGGCTAACGATATCAATGTACAAAAAACTGTTTTTGGTAATGTAGATTTTTTAAAGGTAGTAGATACCTCTTTTAAGACATTTACACAACCCGTTCCTGAAGAAGATTTAGACACTTCTGAAGAACTATTCAGATTATACGATAAACTATACTACTCAATAGACGTAACAGGCGAGACAAATTCACATGAATACCTAGTAAAAAAGAGCTCAGAATTACTGACCTTTGACAGAGTTACTGAAGATATACAACCACTATTGGATGAGATAGCACAATTAAGAGAAGAGAATCTTAGTCAAGCTCAGCAAATTATAACTCTAGAAACAAACATAATATAGATGGCAGATATAGTTTATACAGTTAATCAAGATTCACCAGAAACTATAACAGGTTTTGAACAATACTCTCAGGAAGATAAGGCATTAGTGCCTTCATTCCAGATTAACAATACATTTGATCCAACCAAACATTACTCAGAGTTACATATACTGTCACTATCAGACGAGTTATTAGAAAGCACCTATAACTACAACTCTTATAAGTTATTAGGAAATGCACAATCTGCAGGACAAGCAGGAGCATCTGTATTAACAATAGATCCAATACAAGACAGCAAAGCTTACGGTTACGAAAATGCAGGAGTAAAGTTATTATATCACTTTTTAGATGATTTATACAGTGAAGACAGTACTACCGTAGAGTTTTACATTCAAAGCATATCACCAGATAGAACAGAACTAGCACTTTCAACCTTAAACTTAACACCTGAAGTAGTTGCAACAATAACTTCAAATATTAAAGTTGATTTACAAAGTCAATCATATTTTACAGGATTCAGATTGGATTTTAAAAATAATGATCTATTTATTGCAACTAATATAGATATTTTAGATACTGATGCTGGACAAGTAGTTGTAGTGAAGTTATACGAACCACTTCCAACTACATACGGTATAAAAAGTACTTTAAACATTGTAGATATAGTATCTGATTCAGTAGTATATGAAGTAGATTCACAAATAGTAGAAGTACCTGAAGTACCACCAACTTTAAGATCTGCTAATTTTAATATTGAAATAGCAGACGACAGTGTAATACCTACACAATATTTTAACTACGACGAATTATTTAGCTACCCAATTACCAATGCAAATAGTGAAATATTTTCAACCGTTAATGAAAAAGGAATTGATATTAGCGTTGACTACACCGACTTTAACGACTTTGTACATTTTTCATCAGCACAAGAGAGATTATTAAACTTTAAATATAAACTAGATTTAGTATCAAGCTACTCATCAAGCCTAGTCTCAGCAAGTTCCGCTACAACAGGACTTCAGGGAATATCTGGAAGTGTTTCTTATTATGAAAATTTAATCACAGGAGTTGTAAATAATTTTGATCACTATGAGAGGTTTCTATACTATGAATCAGGAAGCAACTCTTGGCCAAAAAGCAATACAACTAAGCCGTATATAAACAAGCCAAGTAGTAATTCTGAATCAATAACTTGGTATGCAGATCAAATTAGTCAAGCAATTCAATACGACTCAACAAACTATAATTCACTAATATATAGCATACCTACATACCTAAGAGACGATCCAAGTAACGAAAACTATACAATATTTGTATACATGGTTGGTCAGCATTTCGACAACCTATGGCTATACTCAAAGGCAGTAACAGATAAATATGATGGTGATAATAGGATTAATTATGGTATTTCAAAGGATCTAGTAGCAGAGGCTTTAAAAAACTTTGGAGTAAAACTATACACCTCAAACAAATCGGTAGAAGATTTATTTACTACGTTTATTGGACAAGCATACCAATCAGGTAGCGAAAAGATTAATACATACGTAACAGGATCGTTAACAGGATCTAACACCCCTATTCAACCAACATCTTACGACAATTATCAAAAAGAAATACAAAAACGCATATACCATAATCTCCCTTTACTTCTAAAGTCAAAAGGAACTGAAAGAGGATTAAGAGCTTTAATTAACTGTTACGGTATACCAGGAGATATTTTAGACATAAAACTATACGGAGGTAGAGATACAACCCAACTTCCGTTATTTGGGGATTTGCAATACACTACAAGTTCTTTAGATAAAATACGATTAGATAATACAGGGAGTTTAGTAAGTGGTAGTACACTTTCAAACTATACGTCAATTATAAAAAGAGATCAAAAATATACAGATGATTTACATACTATAGAAGTAGGATTTTCTCCTACGGACGCAGTAGATACTTATATCATTCAAAGTGGATCTTCTCTAGTATATACAGGTATTGTAGCTACAGATTTTATTAATAGAGTTTTAGCAGATGGTGGTACCGTAGAGAATGCACAAGCACTTCTAAGCATAATAAGACAGTTAGAATCACTAGGCATAGCTTCGAATGTAGAAAACCCTTCTCTTAACCTGTCAATAGATCAGTTTTTAGGAGATCCAGGAAACATATACACAGATAAATACTCAGGACTTGATCTATGGAATAGCTATATTACCCAAGATCTATCAAAATACGATGTACAGGATTACGTAAGATTAATTAAGTTTTTTGATAATACAATCTTTAAAACTATAAAAGACTTCATACCAGCTAGAACTACAGCTAATACAGGAGTTATAATCAAACCAAATTTACTTAATAGATCAAAAGCAAAATCAGTAGCAGTTTCTGCAACACAGCCACAATATACAGCATCAATTGATACCGCTTTTATATCAGGATCGTACGGAGGTTGTTTTACATCTGGATTGCAAGAAATGAGTACTAATTGGAAGTATTCTGTCTATACTGCAACAGGACAAACTCTTTTTGAAGCATCGTCAGAAACAGTACAGACTCCATTTGGACTAAGAGAGATAAAGTCACATCAACAAGAAGAACCTAGATACAACGGAGAACTATCAGGAAGTTTAGTAATAGTAAGTGATGGAGAATTAAACAGAGATAATCCATTTAAGATACAAACACCAGTACCAGTTCGAAGAGAAATTATACTAAGAACTGTAGCTGATCCAAATTATTGCCCAATTAATGTATCACCATCACCACTACCTACAATCACAATAGATAGAAACTCTCAGCAACGAAACGTAATTGCAGATTTAACAGCGGGTACTACTGATGTACTATTTACATCATCATCAAACATACCAAGAAGTGGAGAAATATTTACCTTCCCAAGTACGAACTATTTAACCTATCAAGTCACTGCAAGTAAATCAGCAGTAGTAGGATGTAGCAACAGCATATCGTACAATATTGCATATTGTGATTTAACAACAATATCTGCACCTGCTACAGTAACACAGAGTAGCACCATTAACATAACTAATTTCTTTAACACAGGATCTAACACAGATGTATCATACACAGCGTCATATGCAAGCACTACTGTAGGTATACCTAACCCAGGTAGCTACACATTTGACCAAGCATCTTCAACAGATACAAATGTAACAATATCACTAAAAGACAACAGAATAGGTGGCTGTAACATTAGTGCATCAGTACTAGTTATAGCAACACCACCACCAGGAACACCAGATGTAGAAGTAAACTGGATACACTCCGCAGAACCATCAGGTGGAGGACTTTCTATCAGAGATGCAATAACAGACAATTTTATAGACGGAACTGCCCCAAATAAAATTAGTGGTATGTTTAATTACACTTCAGGAAAAGTAGTGAATATACTTGTACAAGCCGCTTCTACTGCCACTCCTGATATTTATTTAGAGATACGTAGGGATAGTATTTTGTTTGATAATCAAACTGGTGCGAATTTCCTATCATACTCTCTTACCCTTGAAGCAGGATATGATTGGAGTATTTATAGCTACACAGGAGTAGCTTTACCTTTACAACAATAACCCAATGACAACACCAGAATTTAGAGACATATTACAGCGAGATACATTAGGACCCATTGATGGCAGTATAGTAATAAACTATAATACTAGTGGAAGTATAACAACTATTGATGATATAGCAGTTGTAATAGGACAAAGTGATTTAACACAACTACAAGAAGCAACTTCACTAACTTTACTACTACCACAAGATAGAACAGTGTTTACCATTAACGTAGACAATTCAATATCTCCCAGAAGAGAAGTTGATAGAGGTAGAATAGGAAGGTACTTTTTATATTCAATACTTACACCACAACAACGGCCAATAATTACAGGAACGTTTTCTACTGCATCTTATAATACAGACGTAGCTATAGATCCAAATATAAGTACAGGAGTTTATGAATACAATGCATACAACGCAGTAATAGGTAATAGTGCTAAAAGCAGAGAGTCAGATTATATAGTAGACTGTGATAGGGGATCAACAACAAATCTCACTAAAACAAATCCTACAAATATATTTAACATACTAGATGAAACCGCATTACCAGCTGAAGTACAAGATAGTTTATACTCAAATACTGGATGGATAAATGCAAGATATGAAGGAACAAAACTAGAACCAGCAAACAATAGTGGAGTAGATCCAGTACTACAAGGTACTTTTTTTGAAGCAGCATTTTTTGGAATAAGTGCATCAAATGCAGACATCCAAGCCATACTGCCAGCAGATTTAACCTTTAACCCATACCTATCATCAGGAGAAAAATCACCACCTGAATTTGTAACAGCAAGTGAGGCATTGATATATTCAATACAAGGAACAGTGGTAGAAATAGCTTCAGAAGGAAAGCTACTACTAAGACAAACAAGAAAAATAATTAGGACATCTCCATTCGGATATTTAATAAGCGGTAGTGGTAGCATATAATAGTTAGGTTGATATATAAAATAAAAAAACGTATATTTATTAATAAAAACATATTCAAATGGGATATTTAAGTAATACAGTCGTAACAGTCGACGCAATTTTAACAAAAAAAGGAAGGGAGTTACTTGCAAAAGGGGATGGTTCTTTTAAGATAACACAGTTTGCATTAGCAGATGATGAAATCGACTACACACTGTACAATCCAACACATCCAAACGGATCAGCGTTTTATGGAGAAGCAATCGAAGCAATGCCACTACTAGAGGCATTTCCTGATGAAACTCAAATCATGAAATACAAACTGGCAACCTTACCAAGAGGTACAGCTAAACTTCCTATTCTAGATCTAGGATATGCAGCAATTAGATTAAAACAAGGAGCATCATTAGCTATTACACCTCAAACTTTAAACTACTTAGGAACCACTCAAACATTTGAAGCAGGAGGATATGTTGCTACAATGGCAGACGCTAGAGTATTAAGTACACTTAACGGAGTAGGAGTAAATACTGCAGAAGCAACAGCATTAAATTCAACAACAACTTTAGGCACAAATGTATCTAAAACAGTGATTGGTACTTCAATTAACATTACAGCGACAACAGTAAATACATTATTTAGTGGTACAGATACACTACAAACAACACTAACAGTTATTGGTAGAGATTCTGGAGCTAGAGTAACAATTCCAGTAACAATTATAAAAGTAAACTCATAACGTATGGCATTTAAAAGATTTGACCAAGAAGATATTACCATTAGTGCAGAATCTATTGTAGCACCAGCCTGGACAGGGCAACTAAGCACTTTATCAGGATCAGCAGCTTTTAATACAAGTTCACTACAAGTAGGAAGCACATCAGGAGAGTACTACTACAATATATACCAAACTGCATCAACTGCTACAGGAGCAGAAGTACAGTTTGCAGTAAGCTTTGGTAACTATAAAGGAAGTGGATCACTCCCATTTACAGGAAGCGTTGTAGATAAGACTCGATCTTCTGTAATATATGGACAGTATAGAACACTGGTAAATGGAGATGAAGATACTAATTTTACCTTTGGTACCCGCATACCGGAATCAATATACATTATTGCAGTAAACAGATCAAGATATAAAGAAAAACTACTCCCAGGTAGTTTTAACATAACACTGACAAGTGGAAGTAGAACTGTAAAACTAACAGATAATAGCTTATCTCTTAGCACAATATCGTACGTAGATTCAGGAAGAGTTTATGATATTATTAGTGGATCGAATGGAACATACTCAGGAGCAACTACAGATGCATTCACACAAGCATCAGGATCTTATGGCAAATTCTTACCAGATGTAGGATTAATTATATTTAATGCAAATGCATTAGCGGATAACACTTCCGGAATAGGATTAGTACCACAGGTATCATCATCAGTAGACGGTTTAAATCAACAAAGAATCTATAATGCAATAAAAACAGGAGGTAGCTTTACACTTCGTTCTGAAGAAACAGTAACATCAAATTATGTATTTGTTAGAGTGAGAAATAGTGAATTTAACTACTCAACTAATCCATCTAACATTACAGGTTCAGGAGAACTAAGACACAACGTAATGATAAACACTCCACAGTCATATATAACAACAGTAGGTCTGTATAATGATAATAACGACCTATTAGGAGTTGCTAAATTATCAAGACCACTATTAAAAGACTTTACAAAAGAGGCATTAGTAAGAATCAAACTTGACTATTAATGAATGGGTGCTTACAAAAAATTAAACAAACAAGATGCATACATAACCACCTACGTTGCTCATAAGTCTTGGCTAATAGGCAACGTAGATACAGGATCATACCCAGGTTCAAAAGCATTTGAATCAGAGTTTGGTACTTATGGCATAACACGCATTCTTGCTACAGGAAGTTTCTCTAGCAGCTTAGCACAGCTATACTATCCAAGTAAGTCACAAGATAATATAGTTTCTCATTCGTACGACTATTACTACCAAACTACTTTATACAATTCTCAATCAAGAAACTTTAGTACAAGTTCTGAGGTAATATCCATACCTAAAAACTTATACGGAAATAATATCCAACCGGGTACTTTTAGACTGGAAGTGGTGGACTTGCATGCAGGACTTTACACTACTCCAGACACATACACTAGTGTAAGTTACTTTGCAGGATATGATGGTGATACTAATTTTATAATAGACGATGGAGAAGGAACATTATACTTAGAAGGAACTTCACCAAAACAGTATATGGGAGATATAATATACCCCCACGGACTAGCAATACTAACTACTGCAGTACCCACATTACCAATTCTATCTCAAGACAACTTATATGTAAACACTATAGCATTTAAGTCAAGTCTACCTATTTATACCTATACATATAACTGTAAGATAAAGGAATCAGAATATAACACCACATATAATAGATCAGCACAAAGCAGTTCACTTACAACAGTATACGATAATCAAGGAAATCTGTATTCTACCGCAAGTAGGCAGTTTACAGGACAGTTGAAAAACTTAGTAACAGGGAGCGCTTTTCAGCCATATATTACAACTGTAGGATTATATAATGATGCAAACGAATTAATAGCAGTAGGTAAAATGTCACAACCAGTACCTAAACCAGCTAATACAGAGATGACAATAGTAGTAAAAATAGATATATAAAAAATAACATATGCCGGATCAATTAAAATTAAGGACAATAACAAACGTCGCTCTAACGCATACTGAAGTAGATACGAATTTTTCATCACTACTTTACTCAGTAGCTCAATCTGGAAACTTATTAGTATTTTCTACAACAGGTAGTGCTACTAAACCAGCAACTACCAGTTCTTTCGATTTAGGACTAGGAAATAATACAACAGCATCAGGAATTTTTTCACACGCTGAAGGAGTTACCACAAGAGCATTAGGACAATACTCACATGCTGAAGGAAATGGTACAATAGCATTTGGAACAGGCTCACATGCAGAAGGGTATTTTACATCAGCATCAGGAAATTATTCACACGCAGAAGGACAAAGTACAATAGCATCAG